TTAGGAGTTGGTATTGAGATGACAGGATCTGATGGTTTAGTATATGTATTTGAACCAGTAACAGGTTCAGCTACTGATTATCAAGGAAGTGTAGAGAATTGGTTAACCGAAAATAGTATTACACAAGGAAGTGGTAGAACTTATTATTATGCTGCTGGTACAGTTATTAATGGTGCTCTTGGTACTGTTAGTAATTTAGCAGGTGCAATTAATTCTGGTTCTTCTGTACACGGATTGACAGCTGGATATTATGAAACAGATGCTGCGGCTAACTGGACTGTATTATCAGTCAGTTCATCCGCTGCTAGTAGTGATTTGAATAGTGCTGTGTATGGTGGTACTGGTGATGAAAATATGATTCATACTCAATCAGCAGCGGTACCGGCTGGTATCACAGCTGCGGGTGATGCTTATGGATATGCATTTACATACTTTACTGGTTCAGTTCCAGGTGATGGACATGATGTAGCTGGTAATCCTGGATTAACTGATATGCTTGTTGAAGGAGCTGGATTAAATGATCATAGATTTTTAGGTGGTACAGGTGTAGTATTAACAGCTGATAATAATCAGTTTTTACTTAACTTGAATCCAACCGCTTCTCAAGCTGATGGTCAAGCAAATACATTACTTTATAGTGAAGTTGTTGGAGGAGCAACACTTAATGATTTTAATATAAAATGGCCAGGTGGAAATGTTTCACCTACAATGTCATTGGTTAGTACTGATTCTAATTATATAGTTGACATATTAGGAAATGGACCTACTTCAAGTCCACAACATCCTGCTTATGTTAAAAGTATATTTGTTAACTCAGCTGACCATTCAAGTACATCAAATAGTATAACTGGAAGTATGACTGCACAATCATATCCTTCATATCAACCTGCTTATACTCCAGTGGTTCAATCACAAACTGGATCAAATGCTTCAGATGTAACTGATTTATTTAAATTTTACACAATTTCAGATGGTGATAATTCTAATAGAGAAGTTAAAGTGGCAATTTCAAATGTTAAAAAAGCTGGTTCAGTAGCTGGTTCAGATTATGGTTCATTCGATGTAGTTGTTAGAGCTTTTGATGATACAGATAAAAGACCACAAGCTCTTGAAACATATGCTGGATGTAATTTAGATGTAGATTCACCAAATTATGTCGGTAGAAGAATTGGTGATCAAATTAGATCATTTGCTGATGGTAAAGTATCAATAACTGGAGATTTTGAAAACAAATCTAAATATATTAGAGTTGGTGATTTAGCTTCTTCAATAACAGATGGAACTATTAGTCCTAATTTAGTACCATTCGGATTTGGAAGTTATGCTTATCCATTCAAAGTGTCAGTTGATGTGGGTGTTTCACATATCAGTAATGCATTTAGGGTTGATATACCATTAAGAAATAATCAAACAGGTAGTGATGGTACATATAATTCTAAACTATATCACGGAATAGCTTTTGATAGTGGTTCAACGGCTACTAATGGATATGGTAAAGATGTATTGCCTTATTTATCAGCTGTTCCAAATTCAGGTGGTAATATAGTATCAAGTTCTAGATTTAATTTAATGGATATTGGATTAGGTTTAGAAAGTTCTTTAAATACAAAGAAATTTATTATGGGATTCCAAGGTGGTCACGATGGATTTGACTTTAACTTCTTTGGAGGTCCTAATAGTAATGGACTATATCACGGATTAGGAAAAGCAGATCCAGCTGGTACGGCTGGAGACAAAACTGCATTTAAAGATGCTATTGATACTGTATCAAATGCCGATGAAGTTGATATTAATATGGTAGTAATACCTGGAATTAATAGTAAGAATCATAATGAAATTTATGTGAAAGCTAGAGATGCTGTTGAAGATAGAGGAGATGCTTTCTATATCTTTGATGCAGGTGATTGGCAATCTACAAACGCTGATGTTATCAGTAATGTAGATACTGTTGATTCAAATTACTCATCAACTTATTGGCCTTGGGTTAAAATATTTGATGATGAAAATAACAAACATGTATGGGTGCCGCCTTCAGTAGTAGTTCCTGGTGTAGTAGCTTTTACTGATAGAATATCTCATCCTTGGTTTGCACCAGCTGGATTGAATAGAGGTGGATTAACTGATGTAATTATGGCAAAAGATAGATTAACTCATTCTGAAAGAGATGAACTTTATGAAGGTAGAGTTAATCCAATCGCAACATTCCCAGGTGAGGGTGTGGTTGTTTGGGGTCAAAAAACACTTCAAGCTAAACCATCTGCTCTTGATAGGGTGAATGTAAGAAGATTACTTATCAAAGTTAAGAAGTTCATAGCTGCATCATCAAGATATCTTGTATTTGAACAAAATACAGAAGCTACAAGACAAAGATTCTTGAATATTGTAAATCCATTTTTAGAGTCAGTTCAATCTAATAGTGGATTAACATCATTCAGAGTAGTAGTTGATGAAACTGTTAACACACCGGATGTTATCGATAGAAATGAGTTGAGAGGACAGATATTTGTCCAACCAGCAAGAACAGCTGAATTTATTGTTCTTGACTTTGTAGTATTACCTACAGGGGCTTCATTTCCAGAGTAATATAAATTAATAAAAAAGCCCACAAAGATGTGGGCTTTTTTTACTATTTTATATATTTATATATGAACAATGTAGACTATTTAAAGTAGTAGAAATGTAATAGGAGAAAAAGAATGGCAAAATTAATAGATGCTAATGACATAATGTTTACTCCGTTTGAACCAAAAATCAAACATAGATATATAATGCAAGTAGATGGGATACCAGCATACTTAATTAAAACAGCCAATAGACCACAAATTACATTTGAAGAGGTTCAGTTAGATCATATGAACGTTAGAAGATGGGTTAAAGGTAAGGGTGTTTGGCAACAGATGCAAATCACATTATATGATCCAGTTGTTCCATCAGCTGCTCAAGCAATTATGGAATGGGTAAGATTATCTCACGAATCAGTAACTGGTAGAGATGGTTATTCTGATTTTTATAAGAAAGATGTAACTTTTCAAGTGTTAGGTCCTGTTGGAGATGTGGTAGAAGAATGGAAATTAAAAGGAGCTTGGTGTCAAGATGTTCAATTTGGTGATTTAGATTTTGCTTCAAGTGATCCAGTAGATATCACTGTAACACTAAGATATGATTACGCAATATTACAATTCTAATAAAATTTAAACCACACGATCATACCACAATAAGAAAAACCTCAATTTTTTGGGGTTTTTTTTATGTTTTCTCATATTTATATAGGAAGACTTTCTAAATAGAGGTTATAATATGAAAACAACTTTTGAAGAAATAATAGAACAAGTTTTAGAACATGAAGGTGGTTATGTTAATGATCCCGATGATCCAGGTGGAGAAACCAAATACGGGATAGCCAAGAAATTTAATCCAGATGTTGATATAAAGAACTTAACTAAAGAAGGTGCAAAAGAAATATACTATGAAAAGTATTGGAAACCTTCTAAAGCAGACCAAGTACCTGATAGGTTAAAACATATCTATTTTGATATGGTAGTTAATTTTGGGCAAGGTGGTGCAGTTAGAGTTTTACAACAAGCTGCTGTTTCTAGAGGTCATAACATAGAAGTAGATGGTGGAATAGGACCTGCTACTATTAAGGCTATACAGAATGTAGAAACTGATAGAGTAAGGGCTTATAGAGTTTTAAAATTTGCGAGAATAGTAATTAAAAGACCAACCCAAGAGAAATTTTGGTTAGGATGGTTCAGAAGAGCATCCGAAGTATAGGAGAATAAAAATGGCAAGTAGTAATGAATTATATGAAAAAATAGAAGCATGTTTTGAAGATTTTCAGGAAAATCACAAAAAATTTGTAAATAAAGGTACAAAAGCTGCAGGTGGTAGAGCAAGAAAAGCCATCGGTGAAATTAAAAAATTAGTTACATCATACAGACAAGCATCTGTATCTGAATCTAAATCATAATATAGGGGGTTATATGTCCGAAGAAAATAAAAATAGGTCTGATTCTGACTTTAAATTTCCAAGTGAGATTATAGACTTACCGAGTGGTGGTAAATTATATCCAAAGGATTCTCCACTCAAAAAAGGTAAAATAGAAATTAAGTATATGACTGCAAAAGAAGAAGATATTCTTACATCACAAAATCTTATTAAAAAAGGTATTGTTTTAGATCATTTAATGAATTCTGTTATTTTAACAGAAGGTGTTAAAGTTGATGATTTATTTGTTGGTGATAAAAATGCTGT